CTCGTACGCGTCAAAACTAACGTGCGGTTCCACGGCCAAATCAATAGCCCCATCGCTCCCACTCAACTCCAGGCGATACCGATCGGCTTCACTGAAGGCCACATCACCATTCCCAAGGCGCATCAAATGAGCATACGATGCCCACGCAACCCCGGGAGTGCCGCCATCGAGAGCAAGATTGGCCAAACACTTTCCGCGCAACAAAGACTCAGTGTCCACCGTGCTGTTACTAAAGCACAAGTGAAACTTGTCGAGCTGGCGGCGAATGTCAGCAAATGTGGTCACATAAGACGAACCACGTCTATCACTCACGACGGCAACATACCGGCCACAAAACTTCACTTCAGTGAAATCGCCATGCCAATCGATCTTCATTTCCAGCCCCAAGCGCCGGGCCAGCGCGTCCAGAGGGAAAGGCCGTGATGACGCAACAAAACCATCATCACCCTCGGCCAACGCAAACCCCCCGGGCGGCCGACCATCGTACGACCACCAAACAAAGCAATTGATCAAACCGTTTCCGATGGAAGTGCCGGGCTCGCCAGAGTAACGCATACTCGGAATCACTAAGTTTCCGTACTCATGACTTGGGTCCAGCTCAACGTGCCGAATGACAGAGTTGGTAATCAAAATAATGTACGCCAACTCAGCCTCAACATTTAGGAAAAACGGCCGAAAAGCCTCATATTCGATGCGGCGCAAAGCCAAATGTACTGTGCTGTCAAACGCGCTGTAGTCCGTCTCGGCGAAGACACATCCGTTGGCCAAAATACGTTCCTGGATATGCTTCAACCGGCGACTGATGTCCATCCCCTTGACAAAATGGTCACACGAGCCCAAAACCTTCTCCGCTAACGCGATAGACGGTCCCAAGTAAACGTTCATCCACGGTTCCATCGGGCATATGACTCTAGGAGCCTTGCCCAGCGGTTCCAATTTGGTGAACGCTCGAATGACATGTCTTGGCATACGACGATCAATAATCCACTGGCGCACCTGTGCATCAGCATGTTCAGACAACCCCCACGACAGTACTGCGTGCAGCTGGTCCACCGCTAGGTCGGACGCTGGCTGCTGCGGCAGGCTCTGCAGGTGAGGAACGTCTTGCAGAGCTCGCAGCAGCAGCCGGCGAGGCCC